CGGAAGTCCTAAACCAGACAATTTTTCAACTGTTCTTTTAGTTTCATCTGTTATTTTAAATTTTGGTCGCCCAACTTGTTTTTTAATAGTCATTTTATAATTCCTAACAATATATTATTGAAGTGCTGATTATAAATCAGTTGCTATACCATCTGAGCTAAACCAGCATACTATTATTATAATTGAATTATTAACTTAAATCAATATCAGTATTACTTTCGTTTAAATTAATGTATATTTCATTGTCAATTGTCGTATTTGAGCTTAAATATTTATTAATAAATACATCCAATAACTCCTCAGTTGTATATGATTTTAAATTAGATAATACACATACACAAGTTAATAAATCATAATACATGTTTATTTGATTATTATGAGGGTAATATATAAAAGTAATATCATTATAGGTTAATTCATATATTGTTAAATTAACTCTATCATTATCAATAATTATAGTCTCACCATCATTTATAATCTTTTCTTTAATTTCTTCTAATACTTTTTTAAATTGTTCCATTTTATTTTTCCTTAAAGTTTATTTCTTATTTGTTTAACTTCATTTTTATTTATAATTTTAGAATTAAGAGAATTATATAATACTAATTTTTTAACTATATCTTTAATTTCTTCTCTCATTTCACTAAAAGAATTACCATATACATCTTTTTCTAACATATTTCTATATAATTCAACTAAAGAATTTCCTGAGAATATACATATCTTTCTATCATTAGGAATAAAATTATAAATGTAAAAACCATTTTTATCAGTTTTAAATAAAAAGTTACCATAAATAAATCCATCTTCTATATTTGAAAGTAATACAATAAAATCATTTTTGTTCATTTTTTAATTCTTTCTCTTTATTTACTAAATAAGAACATACAGCAATAACTAATTTGTCATTTTTCTTTTTATATGATATAAATTCATATAATATATATAAGTTAAATGTAAAATCAATTGCCAAAATATTATATATTATATCCATAATTAACTCCTTTATACAACATATTTTAAACTATTTTAATTAAATGTCAACCTTATTTATTCGTTTAACAGCAATATTATAAAAATCTTTATCTAATTCTATTCCTATAAAGTTTCTATTAGTATTTACACAAGCAACACCAGTTGAACCTGAACCCATTGTTAAATCGACAACTAAATTATTCTCATTAGAAAAAGTTTTAATTAAGTCCTCTAATAACAAAATAGGCTTTTGAGTTGGATGATAATTGTTATTATCTTTTTTATATTCAAATATAGTTGATTTATGTTTTTTACCTTGTAAATTAAATATTGATGGATAAAGTTTATTATAAATTTCTTTTAGTTTTTTATATTCAATAAATCCATCCATTTTATCTATATTATATAAATCAATTAATTTACTATATGATTTCTCAGTACATAAATTAAATTGAGCACCATTATATTGGTAAAATTTACTTAATGAACAATTAAAATGTACATTTAATTCTTTTTTACTTATTCCAATAAAACTAAAAAGTAATTTACTATAATTTATTAAAGGATTTGTTAAACTAGTATCATATTTTTTGTTAAATAATAATATATCTTCATGATATTTAACACATGCTTTTTTAGCAGATAAAGCATTAGCAAACTTATTTTTTTTCCATATCATAGAATAAGAATATGGAATATTTACATTTTTATTTATTTTTAATTCTGTTGAAAATGGATCCTGTGCAAATAATAACATTTTACCATTTTTTCTTAAAATTCTATTAGCAATATCCATAATTTTTTTAGTATCAATAACATTATCCCAATCAAGAGATTTACTACTATAACCACCACTATCATTCATACCTTTTATTGTTCCATAAGGTAAATCAGTTATTATTAAATCAACACTACCTGATTCTATTTTATCACTTTCAAATAAACAATCTCCATTATATAACTTAATCATTTTACACCCCATTTTTTAACTAATCTACTTATTAATAATTGCTCTGGATCAAATACATCTTTTTTAATATCATTCATTGCCCATACTAATCTTGCATAATGGTTTCCTTGTTCTTTTAAATATTCCTCATTATGTATATATGAAGAGCCGGCAAATATACCATAAATTGGTGTTCCATCAGCTTTAACTTCTCTATGTATCTCAAATGATTGTCTATGTCCTTGCACACAATTCATTAACTTTTTTAATATTAATTGTCTAGCACTACATATAGCATTATTCATTCCACCAGAAGTAAAATAATGACAATAAGCTATTCCATCTATAATAACTGGAGTTAAAAACGGTATTACTTCAAATCCATATCTGCTTAATTCTAAATCGTCTATACCCATTAAACCACCTAATGCTTTATAATTTAACTCCATTTTTGTTATTCTATCCTCATGGTTGCCTAATGTAAAAATAAATCTAGGTTTCCAATTTGTTATGTTATTTTTTGAATTAATAAAATTTATAATTGGTCGCATCAATTCTTCCATTGCATCTTTACCAGCCTTAATGTCATCTTTGTATTTTTTACCATCAAAAGTTTCTTTTGTTATTTTAAACATCGATTTCATATCCCAAAAATCACCTAAAAAAATAACAACATTAGGCAATCTACTTATTATTTCATTTGAAATAGAATAAAAATGAGAAGTATCAACACCAGGTGATATTTGCATATCACTTATAACAAAATGGTTGATTTCTTTGATTATTTCATGAGTGTTTTTAATTATTACAGATGGTTGATATTTTGAATCTTCATATACTTTTTGATTAGGTTTAACATCTAAAATACCAAATAAACTTCTTTTTCTATAAAGCTCTTTTCTATTAGTATTTAAATCTTTTGTTAATTTATTTAAACTTGTTGATGATTTAATTAGTTCCACTAATTGTTCTTTTGTTATTTTATGTATATCCATATATTAACCTCTTCTTCTTATATGTATATATTTTAAATGATTTTAAATAATTGTCAAGTAAAAATGATTTTATTTTATATTTAGTTTGTTTATAAAGCATCTATATTCTTATATTCCAGAGCTAAAAGACAAAGCAACCCTAATAAAAATCGCTTTATCTTTTGAAATCAAAATATATTATTAAAAAATATATTCCGTCGCATTTGACTTTATCACAGACTTTTAATCTTTATAAAAAGCTCGGCTAAATTCACGATATCTTTTTTAGATTACCTCCCTACGCTCTATGATTCGCACACGTTTGTATCTAGGGTTCTTCTTATACACTACTAATTATGTTCGTTTGACGGTTTTCCCTCTGTATTCCATAATCAACAATTTTACTTGTATTTAGATATTAATATATTTTTAAAAAAAGTCAAACAATTTATTTTTGTAAAAAACTTGACAAACTTATTATAGTATGTTATATATATATTAATGTTTATTAAATAACAGATTTTCTCTCTTCTCTTGTGTGATGAAACTAGGACCCTCTGCCTAGTTTTGTTACATCTATACTATCAATTAATAGTTTTATTTAATATATTCTTTTTATAAACCCTTGCAACGATATTTGCATTATACCAATTATCTGTTTCTACCACTTCATTTATAAATTGTAGTTTTGCTTCATAATAATTCAATTGAGCAACACTATTACAAAATAAAAGTATCTCCCTTTTGAAAAATTTTTTATCGCTATTATTTATATCTTCTGTTAATTCTTTACATGAACCATAATAAGTTTTCCAATTAGACTCTTTTCTTATTTTCTTTTTTTTACCTTTAATTGTTTTATATCCAGCCATTGTTAAAAGCTTTCTTCCTATATATTTTTTATTATTAACAGTATTAGTTATAATATAAATAAAACCTATCATATTAGGCTCAATTTCTTCACTATTTATTATATTGTTATTATATATCCATTCTTTAAAATTCATTGTATAAATCCTTTTATTTTAAGTATAACAAAATATTTTAAAAAAGATATAAATATAAGTTGACAATATTTTAAATTGATTTAAATTATAATACAACAAGAGGAGAAACAAAATGGATTTAAATGATAAACTTATAATAGTATCAAATAATGGACAACTAGAAATAGTTAAATATTTAGTTGAACAAGGTGCTGATATTCATGCTGAGGATGAAAAAGCATTAATATATAGTGCTTTGAATGGATATTTAGAGGTTGTTAAATATTTAGTAGAACAAGGCGCTGATATTCATGCTAATAATAATAATTCATTAAGATGGAGTGCATATAATGGAAACTTAGAAGTAGTTAAATATTTAGTTGAACAAGGTGCTAATATTCATGTTGAGGATGATTATATATTAAGGAATAGTGCAAATAATGGACACTTAGAAATAGTAAAATATTTAATTATTGATTATAATATGACTATAAAAAAAGAAATATTAAAATATTTACAAAAAAATAATTTATCAGAAGTTATTAATATAATTAATGCAAGAGATTTAAAAAATAAATTACAAAAAGATTTAAATAATAATAAAATAATTGTTAAAAAAAGCAAAATATAAGTTGACAATATTTTAAATTGATTTAAATTATAACATAACAAGAGGAGAAACAAAATGGATTTAAATTATGAGCTTATAGTAGCATCAAGTAATGGAAATTTAGAAATAGTTAAATACTTAGTAGAACAAGGTGCTGATATTCACTCTTATAAATACCAGGCATTAAGATATAGTGCAGGAAATGGTCATTTAGAGGTTGTTAAATATTTAGTTGAACAAGGTGCTGATATTCATATAGAAAATGATTATGCATTAAGGTATAGTGCTGAAAATGGACATTTAGAAGTTGTTAAATATTTAGTTGAACAAGGTGCTGATATTAATTTTAACAATAATGATGCATTAAGGTATAGTGCTGAAAATGGACATTTAGATGTTGTTAAATATTTAGTTGAACAAGGTGCTGATATTCATATAGAAAATGATTATGCATTAAGATTAAGTGCATATAATGGACATTTAGATGTTGTTAAATATTTAGTAGAACAAGGTGCTGATATTCATTCTGATGATAATTATGCATTAATATATAGTGCATATAATGGACATTTAGATGTTGTTAAATATTTAGTTGAACAAGGTGCTGATATTCATGCTTATGATGATTATGCATTAATATATAGTGCTTTTAATGGACATTTAGAAATAGTAAAATATTTAATTATTGATTATAATATGGCTATAAAAAAAGAAATATTAAAATATTTACAAAAAAATAATTTATCAGAAGTTATTAATATAATTAATGCAAGAGATTTAAAAAATAAATTACAAAAAGATTTAAATAATAATAAAATA